TATACATTACTACTCACAAACCGAGTGGGATATCGTATATTGGAAAAAAATCGCTATATCACAACGTTAGACGTAAATTAACGAAAAAAGAATTAGCAGAGCAAACCGGCCGAGGCCGTAAACTAACAACTCAAGTAGTACAAAAAGAATCGGATTGGAAGACCTATTATGGTTCAGCTAAACCGATCCTTGAAATTCTAAAAGACGGTAAACACGATGAGTTTACACGCGAAATCCTACAAATAGTAAACAATAAAAAACTATTAACATATTACGAATGTAAATATTTGTTTATGTTAGGTGTATTAGAACACCCATTAGAATACTTTAATGACAACGTTTTAGGAAAGTTTTACTCTAAGGATTTTTTATAATATTTATAATAAAATTATTAAAATGAAAGACATTATAAGAATGAATCAATTAGCGGGCGTTATCACAGAAAGTCAAGCTAAAAAAATGATGGAAATATTAGATGAAAAAGAAACAACTAATGAATTATTTGGATTAGGTTCTAAGATTCAAGTAACGGATAAGACTGATAAAAATAAACTCGTTAAAGTTGGAACTGGCGACCTAGTTGTATATAACCCTCAATATGATAATAGCGGATATGCTACTGATAACGAAGGTGTTTATACAATTGAAAAAATTAAAGGAGATGGAGTTATCCTAAAAAAAGCTGGCAATGATTACCAAAGCAACCAGGGAAAAAGCTCAAGAGACATATCAGGTATGTTAGTAAAACCAAGTTCATTAGCTTATTTCGGTAAGAAATAATAATTTACGTATTAACCAAAAAAATATATTAAGTTAAGCTTGGGAAACCAAGCTTTCTTTATTATATTACGGTTATGCTTAATCAATCTCTGGTTGCACTGACTAATTCGGTGCTAGGTTCTGGTAAATCAACGGCAAGAGGTAACTATGCTTACCACTGTCCGCTATGTAACCACCCTAAACCTAAATTAGAGATTAATTTCACTGAAAACGATAAAGGTGAAAATCCATGGCACTGTTGGGTTTGTGATAAAAAGGGTAAAAAACTATATCAATTATTTAAAGCAGTAGAAGCATCACCTGAAAAAATGGCTGAGCTTAAAGTCATTGTAAAGTACGTAGGTAATGAAAAAAATGTTGTAGTTGAAACCAAACTAGAACTACCTAAAGAATTCAAACTATTATCTAATATTCACCAATCAGATATTACTGGAAGACAAGCTATGGCTTATATTAAATCCAGAGGCATTACTGAAGAGGATATTATGAAATATGGTATTGGTTATTGTGAAAAAGGACGTTATGTTAATATGATTATCATCCCATCTTATGATGCTAATGGTAAATTAAATTACTTTACAGGCCGCTCATTCGAAAAACAACCATCAGTAAAATATAGGAACCCTCAAACATCTAGAGATATTATTCCATTTGAAATGTTTATCAATTGGGATTTACCTTTAATATTGTGTGAGGGTCCATTTGATGCTATTGCTATTAAACGAAATGTTGTGCCTCTTTTAGGTAAAAATATACAATCAAATTTAATGAAGAAGATCGTGATGTCTTCAGTTGAAAAAATATACATTGCTCTTGACCGTGATGCCCAAAAACAGGCATTAAATTTCTGCGAACAGCTAATGAAGGAAGGTAAAGAAGTATATCTTGTAGACATGAAGGATAAGGATCCAAGCGAAATGGGGTTCGCCAACTTCACTAATCTAATCCAAGAAACATACCCCTTAACATTCTCAGGCTTGCTTGAGAAAAAACTATTTTTATGAGTATAATAAAACACTCTTACAATCGAATCCTAGAGATTTCGGATGACCACAAACAAATTACGTTACCCGATTCTCGTTTTTACAGACGTAACAGTAAGTATTATCCATCTGTTACTTATGTTTTACAATACTACCCAAAAGGTAAATTTTTTGAAGACTGGTTAAAAAAAGTAGGTTATTCAGCTGAATATATTGTTAAAAAAGCCGGTGAAGAAGGTACACAAGTACACGAAATGATCGAAGAATATTTAGAAGGTAAAGAAATGAACTTTTTAAACCAATTCAGTAACCCACAATATAGCCCAGATGTGTGGCAAATGTTTTTACGTTTTGTTGATTTTTGGGAAACTTATAATCCTAAATTAATTGAAGCCGAAGTACATTTATTTTCAGATAAATTAAAAGTAGCAGGTACATGTGATATGTTATGTGAAATTGAGGGTAAATTATGGTTAATTGACTTTAAAACATCTAATCACGTTCAACCAACATACCAACTACAAACAGCAGTTTATGGTCAGTGTTATAAAGAATGCTTTAATAAAGAGGTTGACAATTATGGTATTTTATGGTTAAAATCATCTAAACGCAAAATTAATAAGGAAAAAATGCAAGGTAAAGGTTGGGAGATGGTATTGCCTACTCGCACACACGAAGAAAATCTTGATATATTTCGCACTGTTCGCCGTTTATTTGATTTAGAAAATCCATATGAGGCACCTGTATTTACTTCATTCAAAACTCAAGTTAAAAGAGAGTTGTAATATTTATGACAAACCCTATCTATGATCGGACTGATATCTTTATTAAAAGAAATACAAGGCAAGCCGAAAGCTATTTTTATGGCTGGTCCTGCTGGATCGGGTAAATCATATGTTTCTCAAAAGCTAGTACCATCTAATTTTAATACCATTAATGTTGACGACACCTATGAGAAGTTGTTAAAAGCATCAGGTATGGGAATGAAATTAGCTAACATGTCACCTGATGAATTAAAAAAATCAGGAGAATTAATGGGGCAAGCTAGAAAAGCAACAGATGCTAAATTTCAAGATGCTTCTAAAAACGCTAAAAATTTATTAATTGATAGTGTAGGTGGTTCATCTAAAGTACTACTTAAGAAAAAAGCAGAATTAGAAGCTTTAGGTTACGACACGTTCATGATCATGACTTATGTGTCGCCTATTACCTCACTAGACCGTAATAAACAGCGAGATAGATCATTGTTGCCGAGTATTGTGCTTCGCTCATGGCGCGACGTTAATAAAAATATAGACGTGTATAGACAAGCATTCGGTCAAAACTTTATATTGTTAAATAATGATCCTGATGGAGCTAATAAAGAATTTGATGAACAATATATCTATAAAACATACATCGAACCTTTAGGACAAGTAGGTAAAGTAAAAACACCTGATGAACTTAAAAAATCTAAAGAAGAAGCAGAACAACTATACTCAGATATTAAACAATCAATGTCATCACAACCAGAATTTAACAATTTTGAACAATCACAAACCAAAATAAATCAATTTATACAATCATGAAATTATTAGACTTATTAAACGAAGTAGAAAAAGAAGAAAGACCAGTTAAGGAAATGACCCCTGTTGTTGAAGCAGAAGGTATTCCCATAGACGAAATTGGTAAATTCTTTATAGTAGAAAAACCAACCCAAAAATCAGAAATGGAAGATGTAGTGTATGAAATTACTCTTCCAGAATTTGCTCTTCAAATTAAAGGTGGTTTAGAAATTAAAAATATTTTAGGTGTTTACAAGCAAAAATCAGATGCTCGTAGAGCTGGAACTGAAGCTTTAAAAGCATTCCAAGATACTCTTAAGGAAATGGAAGATGCTATGGAAGCTTTCCGTGGTGCTAAAAAAGATATTGAAGAGAAAAAGGCAACAGCAAGAGAAAAAATTCAAAAACTAAAGCAATAATGAACCACCTTACCAAAATCTTATTAGAAGATATTTTGGAAGCGGATAATAAAAAAATAACCGCTATTTATGGTGGTGGATTTAAACCACCAACCAAAGGCCATTTTAATGTTATTGAAAAAGCAGCTGAACAAAATCCTGAAATTGATGATATTATCATTTATGTGGGGAGCGGTGAGCGTAATGGTATTGCTCAAGGTGAGTCTATCCAAATTTGGGAGTTATATAAAAAGTATCTTCCAATGAAGGTTCGAATTGAACCATCTAAAGCACCAGTAGGCGATGTTTTACGTTATGCTAAAGATCATCCTGAAGAGGAAGTACTTTGGATTATAGGTGCACGTGAAAATAACCCTGAAGATTTTGCAGATATATCTTCTAGAACTAGAACATTAGATAAATATCCAAATTTACAACTACGTGTTATCCAAACTTCAGGTGGTGTAAGCGGCACTGCGGCTCGTAATGCTGTTAAAAATAATAATAAAGAACAATTTTTTTATTTAATCCCAGACATTGCTGAAAAACAACAAGTGTGGGATATTGTATCTCCTATAATTAAAGAAGTAGGTGAGGCAAATCTTAAACCATACAAATGGGAAGAAGTAGATAGAGAAGGTTATTATGTTTACACTCGATTTACAACAGATAGTGAAACCCAATATGATGTAGACATTAAATCAACAGTTTACTTTCCTGCGGGACAAATGGAATCTCGTCCTGCTTTAGAAATTGAATTTACAGCTAAACCTAAAGGTGCTGAAGGTTCTTCGGCTAAAATAGTAGTTAATAAAGGTGAAATGTATAGAGTAATGGCTACTATAGTAGATATAATTAAAAAATATCTTAAAAAATCTAAAGCTCAAGCCATTATTTACTCTCCCTCTAAAAAATCAAGTGAGGAAAATTTTGGGGCCCAAAGAGACAATCTATATAGAGCATTTATTTCTAAAGCTATACCAGGAGTAACATTTAAACAATCCGGAGACTTTATAACAGCTATTTTACCTAATACAGTTAATGAATTAGTAACAGATACAGAAGTAATTTGTGATAATTGTGGTTGGGAATGGTCTATAAAAGATGGTGGAGATGATTTATATATCTGCCACAAATGTGGACACGATAATAATCCTGATTTAGATGAAGGAACTTGTGGTTATGATACAGATGTAAAAACAGGCAAAAAATTAGATACACCTGGTGGATTAGAAGAAGAAAATTTAATATCCGAGACTATGACTGTTTATCGTTTAGGTGAAATACCTTACGATGAAGAATCATTTTTTGTAACACCAGACTATAAAACTTGGATTAAATTTTATCCAGGAGAAGAAATTCATAAGATCACTACAAACAAATTATATCTACCTTTACGTAGTAAATCATTCCTATCCTGGGATGAACTTAGAAGTAAATACAACTCAGGAGAATTTACAGACGATGATGTATCTTATATTAATCCTGAAGAAAGTGGGATTCAAGACTTTGAACAATATGAAATTAAACCTGATGATATAATTGATTTGGAACAAATAAATTTAGAAGAAGGTAGAAAAAAGAAACCTGATCCTAGAAAAGGAACAGGTAAAAAACCTGAAAAATCGGGTCGTAGATTATACACAGATGAAGATCCTAAAGATACAGTTAGTATTAAATTTAAAACTAAAGAAGATATAGTTGATACCTTAAATAAAACATCTTTTAAAGCAAAATCTCACGCTCGTCAATCTCAAGTAATTAACTTAATTCATCAACGTGTTAGAGCCGCTTACGGTAAATCAAAAGATCCTGAAGTAAGATCAAGATTAAAACGTGCTTTAGATTATATTGAAAAACGTAAAGAAATGTCTAAAAAGAAGACAGAACGTTTAAATAAAATGAAAGAATCATCTGATCCGTTTGGTTTAAATGAACTAGCAAGACAATTTGTTAACGAAACTTTAAAAGAAACTTGGAAACCCGAGGAATCTTTCGTATCTTTATCCAAATATATGATAGACAATGGAATGAATATCAAACCATTGCCTAAAATTAAGGTTATAAAGGATGATGAACAAAACGCATCCAATCTTTTGGGTAAAACGGCTTACTATAATCCTGTTGAAAAATCTATCACATTATACACAATGGATAGACACCCAAAAGATATACTACGTTCATTTGCTCACGAAATGATACACCATGAACAAAATTTAGAGGGAAAATTAAGTAATATTAACACAACAAACACAAATGAAGACGGAGTATTACCAGAAATCGAAAGAGAAGCTTACGAAAAAGGTAATATGATGTTACGTAATTGGGAAGATAGTTTAAAAAATGTATAAATTAACAGATCTATATAAACAAATTAAAGAGGAAGCTACTGAAGCCCCTCAATCGCAATATAAGATATATTGTGATATGGATGGTGTTTTAGTTGACTTTGATAAAGGTTATCAAGAATTAACAGGTAAAGAAACAAATCAGGTTGATGCTCAAGGTAAATCCGAATTTTGGGATACTTTTAGAGGTGGCCTTGAAAATAAAAAAATGAGTGAAAAAGACTATTGGGCAAACTTACAATGGATGCCTGATGGTAAAGAATTATGGGATCATATTAAACAATATAAACCTACATTACTTTCATCACCTTCACGAGACCCTCAATCACGTTGGGGTAAACGTATCTGGGTTAAGAAAAACATTCCAGGCACACCCTTAATATTAGCATATGCTGAATCAAAAAAGAATTATGCTAAAAAAGATTCAATACTTATAGACGATAGAATTTCTAATATTTCCGACTGGAACGCAGCAGGAGGTATTGGTATTTTACATACATCAACAACAACAACATTAGATAAATTAAGCAAATATGGCATTTAGAAGAGTATTATTGGTAGGAGATAAACTTCCTGAAATTAAAACAGAACTTGAAAATATGTTTTCAAGCAAACTTTTTAAAACAAATTATGCAGGAGTAAAAACTAAAATTATAGTTTCTCCGGTTAAAAATGATACTCTAGTAGTAGACTTAAATGGGGATGGTGCTGATACAGTAGCTAAAAAAGTAAAAGATATTGGTCAAAAATATAAAATGAAAGCCACTATCAAAACAGAAAAACCAATGTCAGCAGTAGGTGAATCAAAAATAACTAAATCAGCTTTAAAAGAAATTATTAAAGAAGAAATTAGAAATATATTAAAATAATGAGCAACGATTCAGTTTTAAAAAAAGAGTTTAAACAACGTGACGTTCAACGTCTCCGTAATCTTGTCCAAGGCAAGCATGGGGATCGTTCCACGATGGGAACTGGTTATACAAAAGCAAAAGAATTTCATGGTGAAGGTGATATTTGGGAAGAGGATGGTCGTCAATGGACTATTAAAAACGGATTAAAACAAAATATTACTAAATTAGATAAGGCAAAAGAAGGTATTGTTTTACCATTATTTTGTCCAACTTGTGCAAGATCAATGAAACCACATTTAGATAAAAAATGGTTTGTAATGTATGGATATTGTTTTGATTGTCAAGTAGATTTTGAACATAAATTACGTAAAGAAGGTAAATTAGAAAAATTTGAAAAAGAGGTTCTTAATCAACATTTAGAGGGCACCATTAAAGATTTTGAAATTTGGTTTGAAGAATTAATTAATTCTAAAGATGAATTTATAACAGAAGCTGGTGATATTGAAAAATGGGATGGTAGTGGTAAAGAACAGTTGTTAAAATATAAAGAGGAAGCACTAGAATATCTTAAAAAACAGAAAAAATAAATGACAACGTTAGCAATGTTTACAACCATCATTGTGGCCCTTATTACTGCTGTAATAGGGCCTTTATTAATGACATGGTTTAAAAACAAATTAGAAACTAAACCAACAAAAAGTCTTGTTGAAGAAGCTATTGACTTAAATGAGTTAGTTTCAGAACAAATAGAAATAATAATAGATGAATTGGAGGCAGACAGAATATGGATTGCTCAATTTCATAATGGAGGACATTTTTACCCCACAGGTAAATCAATCCAGAAATTTTCTATTTTTTATGAAACTATTACTCCTAACACGGAACCAATTCAAAGTGTATTTCAAAATATTCCAGTTTCCTTATTTCCAAAATCATTATCTAAACTTTATAAAGATGGAGAATTAAGTATTGCTGAGCTTAACGATGGAGAAGATTATGATTTAAAACCACTTTGTATAGCATATGGCACTAAATCATTTTATATGATTTCTATTTATAATTTGGATGACCATTTTATAGGTGTTATGGGTATAGCATTTAATGAAGAATATAAATTATCCAAAGAAGATTGGATATTTATACGACAGAAGGTAGGGGCGATTGGTTTGCTTTTAACTGACTATTTAAAAACTAAAAAATAATGAAAGACATTCAAAAAATAAAAGAATTTTTCTCTCAACCTGTGAAAGAATCATTAACAGGAGGATACCCTCATACAAAAACATCAGGTGAAAATTTTGAAAAAATTACAATTACAGAACCAATAGATGATGCTACTAAAGATAAAATGATTAAAAATTTTAGAGCAGCAGGTTGGGATGCTAAACCTAATAATGGTGGTGGTATTACTGCTATTAAAAAGGCAATGATGGAAGCTAAAGAAGAAACAGCTATTGACATGGCTAAAAAGCAATTAGATGCTTTAGGTGTTAAATACGAAATGTCAGGTAATAAATTTAAACCATTTAAAGTTATTTATAAACCATACAATGAAGATTTAGATGCTTTGTATGACCAAGAATATGAATTAACTCGTATATATCAACAAGATAAAGGTAAAGAAAATTGGGAAAAATTATCTCAAATAAGAGAAAAAGGTAAACGATTAGAAGAATTTGAGGATATTATTGACTTATTTAATTTAGGTAGTGCTGTAAAATCATCAATGAATGAAGCATATCTCGGTTCAGGTAAAGACTTTATTAATGCAAAATTACAAAATTATCCTAAAGCTGTAGCTAAAATTAACCAATTAATTAATATGATTGGTGAATCCAATTTTACAATAGAAATGGCTGAGTGGATTTTTGATTTCTTTAATAATGCGCACTATGAAAGTCCAATGACAAAACTTAGGTTAGAAAATGAAGCTAAAAAAGAAGATAAAGTAGATACTATTACAATGGATATTCCTTTATTTATTCGTATGTTAGAATATTCAAGAGAAGATGCTGCTGAAGATATGGATTTACATGATGTTACTGAAAAAGCAATTTCATTAGGTAAAGAAAGAGGTATTTTACAAATGGATGATTATGATGAGATTATAGGTTCTGCTGAAGAAATAGAAGAAAATGTAGCCCCAAATCATAATGGAAGATCAGGTAAATATGGTTCTGGGTATAAACCACTAGAAGAAAGAATTGCTAAAGCATTAGACCAAATTAACGAGGAACTTTGTCCTGCTGGTAAAGCATATAGAAAACGCAGAATAGCAGCAGGTGAAAAATCATCAGCTTATCTATCAGGACGTGCTGTTAAAGTATGTAAAGGACAAATGTCAGGTAAAGCAAAGAAAAAATAATGGACGATAATCGCTTACAAGAATTAGTATCCGAATCATTACGCGACTGGTTTAAAAAAGAAGACTGGGTGCGTATTGATACACAAGGTAACATTACTGGTCCTTGCGGTTCTATGAAAAAAGGCGATGCTACTACGCGTTGTTTACCCCGTAAAAAAGCACAATCGTTATCAAAAGCTGAACGAGCTAAAACTTCACGTAAAAAAGCCGCAGCTTCTCGTAAAGGTAAACAATTTGTATCGAATACTAGTAAAGCAAAATATAAAAAAGGTACATATAATAAAGATTAACATATTTATAACAAATACTTACATAAAATGACAGATTTTAATTATAAAAAATACTTAACTGAAAACAAGTTAACACAAACTACTAAGTTAAGAGCAGGAATATTGGCTGAAGGTCAATTTTCATGGATGACTCAAGATACAGGACAACAAATTGGATCTCAAAAAGAAAACACCATTCCTGTTTACATGTTTGATAATACAGGTAAATATTATTATGAAAATAGTTACGATGGTTATGGTGAATTTGGTGGTGTGGATTATTATGAATTACTAGACAAAATGAATGGAGGTTCAGGTGATAGAAGTAGAGGTATTGACTTAGCTTTTGGTAAGGAAAAAGTAGAAGCAGGTGAAGTATTATTCCCTGCATTAGTTACTAAACCTAATTTGTTTAATTACAAATATCATAATTTTACTCAAGAACCTGAAAGCGATCCTAACCAATCTTGGTATACTCCAGAAGAAGATGATTTTTATGATCAAAATGATGAAGAGGAATATGGAGATAATGAGGATGAAGATGATGATATGATGGAAGGATTAAATGAAGGAAAAATGTATTTTCATGTATTAGAAGATGGTGGTTATGGTGATATAGGACATCAAGGTGTTTATGACACTAAAGAAGAGGCTCAAAATAGAGCTGATAAATTAGCTGATATGTTCCCTGCTTCCTCTTTTTATGTTGAGGCCTCAGATAGTAAGGATGAACCATATAATGTGACTATGGAAGGTAAAAAAGAAGATTTAGAATTACAAGAAACTGAAGATAAAGCTACTTATGATAAAATAGAATCAGCTTGGAATGCTAATGAGATTTTTGATAAAAATTATAAGCATACAGATTGGAGTGAATTACCTAAGAAGTTTCAAAAGGAATTATATAACACCCACAAAAAGGATTACCAGGATGACGCAGAAGCAGATGACGCTGAGCATATTGAAGCACTAGAAAAAGACATGAAAGACGATAAAAAATCAGGCAAAATGAAAAAATCAGAATTAAAAGATAAAATCAAAGAAATGATTTTAAAGGAAATGAATATAACCGAAGACACATTTGCCCCAGAATCTGAAGAAGATTTCTTAGCTGAAGTTGATCGTATATTAGCTGAAGCAGACGAAGTAGCTGTTGACGATACAGAAGTAGCTGTTGATGGTAAAGAAAATATTGACGTTGATACAACAATACAAGTTGATCCTAACGTAAAAGCAGTACAAGATGCTTTAACACAAGCTCAAGCAGCCGCTCAAAAATTAGGTGATCCTAAATTAACAGATCAAATTGGTAATACAATTACTTTCTTTACTCGTGCTCACGTAGTTGAAAAAGGTGCTGTAGCTGAAGCAGCTGAAGCAGATGAAACAACATCAAATAATCTTCAATATGTGTTAGATTGGTGGGAAGAATTACCATTTGAAAAGAAAAAAGAAATATTTCATCAATCCCATGAAGCTGAAGATGCTGCTGGAAAATATAAAATAAATGAAGTAGAGGGAAAATTAGTAGATGAAAAAACAGGTAAAGAAGTTACATTACCTTATGAAACTTTAGATTTTAGAGGTGATCCGA